CGATTTTCTTGCCGAACGTTGAGTCATTGGAACAATTTAATGAAATCTCACGCTTGCTATACAAAACTCAAAAGCAAATCACAAGAATGGCTTACCCCTACGAGAAGACGACGAATATCGTCAGCAAGAACGCTCGGCTTGGTCAATCCGTTACTGGTGTTCTCCAGTGCTCGGAAGAGCAGGTCTCATGGCTATCACCAGCATACGAATACTTGCAGGAATTTGACAAGCAGTACTCTGCCGAACATGGGTGGCCGGAATCGATTCGCTTGACTACGGTTCAGCCTTCGGGAACACTTTCACTCCTTCCTGGAGTGACTCCTGGAATACACCCCGCATTCGCTCCTTTCTATGTCAGACGAGTCCGCTTTGGCTCCTCAGACCCCCTTGTGGACGCCTGTCGCAAGCGTGGATACAAAATTCAGTGGGACATAGGCATTGATGGCAGAGAGGACCACACGCGCTATGTGGTGGACTTCCCGTGCATGTCGCCAGAGGGCTCAATTCTTGCTTCGGCAATGACGGCAGTAGAGCAACTCGAGTGGGTCAAAAAGATGCAGACCGAGTGGGCAGACAATGCTGTCTCCGTGACCGTCTATTACCGCAAGGAGGAACTTGGAGAAATCCAGGAGTGGCTCTCAAAGAATTACGACAAGAGCGTAAAGTCGGTTTCTTTCCTACTCCACGTAGACCATAACTTCGTGCTTCCGCCGTACGAGGAAATCACCAAGGAGGAGTACGACAAGATGCTCGCCAAGGTTGATTTCTCAACCCCATTGCAGGAAGTTGCTTTCATGGGCGATTTGGACCTTGATAATTGCGCTACAGGAGCATGCCCGATAAAGTAAAGGACATGCGTCGGTAGCTCAATCGGATAGAGCAACAGACTTCTAATCTGTAGGTTGTAGGTTCAAGTCCTGCCCGACGCGCGCATTGGCGAGTAGCTCAGTTGGCAGAGCAGCGGACTGTTAATCCGCTTGTCGTAGGTTCGAGCCCTACCTCGCCAGCCACTTTACGTAATCTAATTGTCTCCGATTGGATACAGATAACATATTATCGTTTATCGCCCTAACCGATACTTTGCTCGCGTTTAGAATTGTTTACCCCTCGAATCTAGAAACAGCATCTTCTCGTATCGGGAACCTGCTGCTCCGTTTGGAGGCATTTGCAGCGTAGTAGTATCTCCGCATGGGTGTAAAGCTGTACAAAAACATAGGGATAGGCGAGATTGGGCCGACCCCCTCGATTCCCTTTGTCAGCGATGATAGTCTGTCGACAGCAAAACAATCACTAATAGCATTCGGTTCCTTACTCGGTAGGCCAGTTTCATACAAGCAGGAACAGGCCGGACAGTTAATACAACATGTTCTCCCGGTGTTCAAGACTGAGCATGGGCAAATTTCCACATCATCAAAGTCCAACTTGGAACTTCACACCGAGACGGCATTCCATCCCTACAAGCCATCATATGTCCTACTTCTCTGCCTACGGGGAGATAGTGATGCAATTACCACGTATGCAAACAGCGAAGATATTGTGGCAAAGATAAGCAAAGAATCGCTTGAATTACTTCAACAGCCGATTTACCTGACCAGAATAGACGAGAGCTTTCGCTCAAATGGTGAGCAAGATTTTGAGATGAATGTATCAATACTCAGGAAGAGTTTGGATAACGGATTCGACATAACGTATGATAAGTATTTCATGCGAGGAACAACCGACGAAGCGCAGGAAGCTTTGGATGAATTTAATCGCGCCATAAACGAAAGCGTTCAAGAGATTGTCTTAGAACAGGGAGACCTGCTGGTTATAGACAACAATAGAACCGTTCATGGAAGAAAGCCATTTCAGGCACGATACGATGGGACCGATAGATGGGTAATGAGGTTGTTGGTCGTTAATTACTCAATACCCAGACAGCATCTAAGCGGAAGCACTATCACTACAAATTTTGGAAAGGGAAAACCAAATGAATGAAAATCGGACATACCCTGTTGCTATTGTTGAATCAAGATATTCCGGTGTGTACGAGGGTGGCAAATGGCATGCAATACCGGAATTCGACGATGTCATAAATTCCGAGCAGTACCAGGATTACATGTATGGCGACGACGGGTCTGCATTGGACTTCTTTGATTCAAGCATTGCTTCCACTATTGGTGTCGGTGATACTCCAGAATTAGCCTTAGCCGACATGCGATTAAAAACAAATAGCATCACAGCAGAAGATTAGGCCTATCTATTTCGCAGATAGTTATGTTTATTTAATCTTCAAAAGAGATTAGATGACATAATATACAAATGTTCATCTTCCTAATTGTTCTAACAGCCCTAATCATTTCATTACATAAATACGTTATGAATTCGGTAAATAAATACGATTCATACGGTACCTATATGGCCAGACAAGAATGGATTAATTTTGAGAGGGAACGACTCAGCCGCTAAGGCTCGATAAAGATACATTCGCCAGGGCATTCTTCTGCTGACTCAATAACGTCATCAAGCCTGTCGTCCGAAAAGGATGCTAAACCGGCTGCGCCTTCTGGGTTCCCCACAGCGGCCGCATAAATCTTGTCCCCTTCTCTTACATATGCAAGACCGTCCGGCATCATGTGAAAAACATCTGGGGCTATCTCTGCGCAAAGTCCATCTCCAGTGCATAGGTCTTGGTCAATCCAGACTCTCATTATTTTTCCTTTGTAATTGGTCCACCGGTCACCCATGCACGACAAGTTCTTTTTGATGCACATTTAAAATCAAACGCTTCGCAGTAACCGAGTTGTCCGGCACCGTCAATTGCTTCCCACTCGTCTTTTCTGTCACCGCCAGTTATGCCACTCTCAATACATGCCATCATGGATGGGGTTTTGATAAAAAGCGAACAGTTTCCGCATAGTTGTTTCTTTGCTGAAGCGGAATCAACATCCCATTCTTTGCCGAGTTTCTTCCAATAATCCTCGTTTGGTTCTGATGGATTTAGTGGACCGTACATGGCGGACTTGATTGCCTTGCCACGATTTCGGAGATTGACAGCTATGTCCTGTGTTGCGGGTGGACATTTCTTGTCTGCCTTTGTTTCGAATCTAAATCCAGTTATCGGACCTTGATATGTGCCCCACGTGCTAGAGCTCATATTACTCCTCGTTATCTGGGATTCCATTTCCGTTGTCATCGTTTCCACCTTTGCTATTGGCAATCATCAATCCGGCGAGTGTACCAGTAATGAAGGTTGCAACGCTTGAGAGAACACCAAAGAACATCTTGTCGTTCTCGGCTTGTGCCCCAATTGGTTGTGCAACAAATACGAGAGCGTAGAGTATCGCTCCGACTGTCATTACAAGAACTATTCCCAGTAGGCATCCGATAACAAACTTCAGACGAGCATCAAGTTCTGCTGATGTAAGACGTTTACTCATGGCGCTGTGGTCTCCTGTGTTGGGCAGGGGCACGGAAGAGTGTCCTGCGTTTGGTCTGGAACTAATTCTGTTTCGGTTGTTTGCCCTGGAAGTAGTGGGTCAAAACCGAGAACGGTTGATGTGCACGAGTTGTCAGATAAACATGCTGGTGGAACGCATTCTGGCTTGCCAAAATTGTCTGGGTTTTGGCATTTATACCGATAGGAGTCGCCACAAGACGTCATACCTAAAATCAAAAAGGTGACAAATAGCAGTCTTTTCATATAACCATTATCCCATACCTACGGTTATTTGATTTTGAACTCAGCCCACGTTTTGTCGCCAATACCGAAATATTCCCTTGCAAGGCCGGACTGGATGATGTCGATATTCAGACATGCAGTTGTTGGGTCGTCGATTTTGTCTGATGAGAAAATCCGAGCAAGCACACGACCATATTTGTCATTTTTGTCTGGAATAGTGTTGACAAATACCCACTTGTGATTAGTTAACCAGTCCTCAGTGAATTTCTTGGCTTTTAGGCCAAGTTCTTTTTCTGCAAGGTCTTTGGTACGTGATTCTGGCGTGTTTACTCCGTACAGACGAACCCTTATCTTATGGTGAACACTAAACCCAAGGTCAACCATGAGTTCGACCGTGTCTCCATCAATCACCTTGAGAAGCGTTGCTCCGTACCAAAAACGCTCCATTAGTACTTGCGTAGTCCGTTATTGCCTGGTGTTCTCTTTGGTGAAGATGGCTTTGGTCTATTGTTCACGCCGTCTTCCGGGCGTATTGGGCGTGCTGGTTCTGGGTATCTGTCCGCTGGCTTTTGGTCGCGCGGCTTCGATGGAGAAGGCTTCTGACCTGGTGGGTATTTCTTTTCTGGGTCTGGGTACCTGTCGGCAGGCTTTCTGTCGGATGGCTTTGGAGCCGAAGGCTTCTGACCTGGTGGATACTTCTTCTCAGGGTCTGGGTATCTGTCCGCTGGCTTTTGGTCGCGCGGCTTTTCTGGTTTCTTGTATGGAGGCTTTTGACCGGGTGGATAATTCTTCGGAACAGACTGGCCTGGTGGATACTTTGGTCCCTTCGGCAATCCATCAGCAACGCGATTCCCTTGTTCGTTCCTTAGCCACTTGTCGTATTCTGCTCGTGCTCTAGCGCGTGCGTCTCTCTCTTCTTTGCTTCTATCTTCAACTCTTCTATTCGCTTTTATTCCTTGTCTTTTGAGTTGCTCTTTTACAAATTTTCTTCTCTGCTTTTCGTAACCTGAATCGCTTGAGCGTTCGTACGGTTTTCTTGTCTCCTGTGGAGTTCCATCAAAAATCATTCCATCGTTGTCGTGGTCTATTGTTTCATCAGGTCCTGTGGTTACTCCAGCGGCTTGACCTATTGATTGACCGAGTGCTTTTTCTTCCGCATCAAAGGCATCTTCTTTTTTCTTTATTCCGTCGTACTGCTTAAGTAACTTTCTTCCTTTTTCTGCAAGTTCTGCTGCGTCCGAAGCGTTCTTTGGAACTCTTTCACCCCATGCAGAAGCAGACAATGCAAGTCTCGTTGCTCTTCCCTTATCATCGACCATTGGACCTGATGGGTTACTGAAGAATCGAGTTAGAAACGAACCCTTCCTTCTCATTTTTTCTGGTGTGTCGGCAGGACCTTTTACTCCAGGCTTTAGATTCGAACCCTCGGTACGGTTGAAGAATTTTCTTCCTTCTGCGGTTAGTCCACCATCTGGGTCTTTGGTTGGCTTGGCTGATTTTTTTTCAATAGGCACACAGTTCGGAACCATCTTTCCGCCTTTGCCCTTTTTCATTCCAATTTGCTCGTATCCATCCCAGCATGGACCCGCGCCCTTTGTTTCATCTTCGAAAGATTCCTCGAATTTGCTCTCTATCGAAGTGAACAGTGCTCCGGAAAAGTATTCATCGAACACTGGCATGAAGTCTTCTGATTCGAGCTCGTCCATCGTCGAATCAACAAGGTTTTTAATTCGAATTTCCTCCTCAATGAAAAGCTGGGTTTTGAGTAGTTCTTCAATTATCTGTTCGTCATTGAGTTCGTTCATGACACAATTCTCCCATATTTTTCATTGATTTAGAGGACAACAAATAATAACACTACCTAACGTCAACAATCATATGAATCCTGTGGGCAGGGCCGTCGTTCCTTAAGCTGTGAAGTCTTCCAACGTTGTCTATATTCCACATCTGACCAGGCTTTAGGTTCATGGACTCGCTCCCAATGGTAAATATGCATTCCGGATTGGTTATGACCGCTACGTGCATTCTGTGAGTCACTTTAGTTACTCGACCCGCGTCCCTATGTTCGGGAATCACCACTCCGGCTCTGAGCCGAGTCAGCATCGCTTGTTGAATTTTCACTTCACCAAAGTGCTCCCTCGCGGCCAAAACGACTTCATCTATGTGGGCACTGAATCTTTCATGGTTTTTGTGCAGTATCGCTGAATCAATCCTCTGTCTTACGTCGTAAAATAAGGGGATAGTGTCAGTTACTGCTGAGGCTGCACCGCGCCTTTTCTTTCTGCCTTCATATTCTGTCCAGTCTTCATCCGTTAACGACAGTACTTCGTCGAGAAGATTGTTAAATAGCGACATTTCCCCCAAAAATAGAAATGGTTCATTTTCTCTCATACACAATTTTCCCATATATAAGCAAAAACCCCGCTCACCCCCGAAGGAATGAGCGGGGTTTTGCTTAACGCTTATTAGTCTTCTTCGCCTGGACCGTTGTCGAAGTCTACTGCGACGAAAGCCTCTGGACGCTTCACTGCAAGAGCAAGGCGCTGTTCGGCAAGAACAACGATTGCGTTGCGGACGAAGAAATCCGAGTGCTGCTCGCTGATGCGAATCGATGCTTGCTCACGGTCGTACAACTGTGCGCCTGTACCGAATGCACCGACAAGTGCGGTACCTTCTGCCATTGCTGGAGTGTCAATGATTGGCATTCTCCATACCTTTGGCTCGCCACCCATTGCAACCGAAACTGCGATGAGGTACTGACCATTGGCGTCCTTCGTCAATTCGATGTTCTCCCAGTCGTTTGGATGCATAACCACACCAGATGGCTCGTAGTAAGCCAAGAAGGAGAGGGTTGCAGCACGACGGATTGCATCGGCCTGAGTGTCACCAGCTATACCGGATGACCAGGCGTAGTTCTGAATGCCTGGTGTCTGAAGAACACCCAAAAGATTCTCGCCGGTACCATCACCGTTAAGAATTTGGTTGTCTTCCAACAAGCGGAGGCCGTACATGAGCTCATTGTCGATGATTGAGCGCAACTGTGGCTCATCGGCTAGGACGTTGCGGTGTGCAGCTTCCCAGTGTGCCAATGTGCGGATTGGAGCTTGCTCACCAACGAATGCGAATGACGACTGTGGCTTGATGCCAAAGTTGCCACCTGAACGCTCTGCAACCGAGGATGCACTGTTTGTGCCGCCGCCAGCCACCGAAGTAAAACCGAGTTGACGGAAGTACTCAATCACTGCTGCTGTTGTGGTGCGAACTGGGAACAAGTCACGAACACGCTTTGTGCGCATTGGAGGAGTCACCATTGGGTCACGTTGGATTGTTCCGAACGAACCAGGAGTGCCTGATGGCAAAGCCGAGTAGACGTCCTTTACGTTGAAGCTTCCACCTGTGAATGAAGCACCGACCTGCCATGCAGCTGCCATGTTCGCGCCATTCTTGCCGTTGTTCAATGACTTGAACTCTGGCGACTGAAGGAACATTTCGCCGATTGACTTGATTTCACGACTCGACAACTGCTGAACATCTGCTGTTGCTGCTGCGTATTGACCGGAAACGGTTTCTTGTGGGGCATTCGACCAGTCAGTTACACTGCTCATCGTCTCCATGCCTTCAATCAAGGACTTGATTTCCTTGATGTCAACCATGTTCTTATCGAAAGCTGATTTCTGCTCTGCCGAAACGACTACAGTGCCGTTTTCAATCTTGAATGAATCTGCAATGGCCTTATTATCTGCCATCTTTGTGCGAAGAGCTGATTGCAACTCTTCTGTTCTTGCTTTGTCTTGCGACATATTTTTTCTCCTATTGAGATGTGAGGGTTGATTGTTTACTTGTATTACTTACCGTGGCTTAGGTAAGCACCCAGCCCTAGTCATCAAATGTACTAGAGATTTACAGCCAATAGTGCAACTACTTTAGTTAAGGACTATTGTTTGTAAATAGTTCAGATATTTTCTGTTATCTCATTGACTATTGATGACTTCTTTTTCAGTTTTCTTAACTCTTCGCTAACTATCGTCCGAACTACGTTTCTCGTTGCTTGCTGTTGGTGTCTTCTTCCGAGATGGGTGGAACCAGATAGTCGTGAGTAATCGCTCATATTGGTGCATGGCATCCATACTGCCCGGCCATTTTTGGACATTCTTCTGCTTATTCCAACGCAGCCAAGTTGCCTTGCCCTAAAACGAGCCGACTCTGGGTCAACAAAAACATCAGGGTCGTTATCTCTTACATATTCAGGACCTTGGTTGGCAGACTTAAAGGGGCCAGAGGTTATTCCAGGGCCAGAACCATCTATTCCGACGATTGGGGCTTCTCGTAGTTCCTCCCAATCCTTATTCTTCTTCTTTCTGGACCCAACGGCTCTAATTTTTGGGGACATATTAAAATTTCCTTGTTTTCTTAATAATAGCCATCCGTTTTCTATTACGAATAGTATTTTTATCTTTGCTCAGATTGGAAATTTCACCAATGTTTTTTGTTCTTCTCTGCAGTCTCTTTTTGGTGGTTTTCTTTTCTGTTCCGATTGCTCTACCAAATCTTCTTGCGGAGTTATTTCCTGTTATTCCCTTTATTCTCTGAGGGGTATAGTCGTCGGAAACATCAAAACCGCGGCTCCTAAACATATTTGCTGATTCGTCAAATCCAATTTTGTTTCTACTCATCTCGTTGGTCATGGAGCTAAGCATTGAGTCAGCCTTGAATGCACGAGCTTTATATGCAACTGCATTTGACTTTCTTCCAAAGCTAAACCTTCCGAGACTGACTCCAGAAATTGGCAAAAGTGAAGACTTGATGTCAAAGACCATTCGGCCCAGATACAACGAACTACCCGTTGGCTTCCTGTCGACAATAATCGAGTTGGTTGTTTCTTCAACCTCCTGATTGATTCCGTATGCATCAAATAATGTTTTTGCTGCCAAATCAGAAAGGATGCCCTTGCTGGATATAACCGTTCCGTCAGGGGTGCTCCAACAGCATGACGAATCATCCTTGGAGCTCATCTCCATGGCCCACTCCATGCCCTTCTGGTGGACGCCATAAAAATCCGATTTGTCATTGTTTGTAACAACTACGGCAAAAGGAGTACCACGTATTACGTCAGTAACTACAGCAAATGATGTCATTATTTACCTTTCAAAATTTCTGCGATTGTTCGCTTTCTTGTTGTCAGCGATTCAAGTCTATTTTCGTAAAGTTTTCCGATAATTGACAAGTGGTTCTTTTCACCGATAGTTAAACCGTTCGGGTTGAGTTTGTTGCGTAGGTCGGCAACGCTGAAAGACATTGCCCTTCGAATGTAGGAATCTATTGATTTCCTCATCATCACCTGTTGCTCGCCTCTTAGTGTGTTGTAGTACTCCGAGTATCTTGGGATTCCCAGAGACACGTAATATTCCTCAATATTCATTTTGGTTCTTTTTGTTATTTCAATATCGGCAAGAGCAATCAAACCAGATGTTGTATTTTGCGCAAGCATTGGAACCGTTCCCGATGCTGTTTCGAGTGGATATATGGAAGAACCAGGTCTTGTCCGTTGGTCGGTCAAGAAGTCGGAAATCATTATCTTGGCTACGTCTTCTGGTTTTAGGTCATCAAATTTGATATTTGGATTAAATTTAGAACCCTTAAGTGCTGTCTCTACATCCTGACGGAGGTAACTTCTTCTATCCGACGGACCACCAACGAAAAGGACATCAGGTGACTCAAGTCCAAGGTGTTGTTGTACGTCTGCAGCGAATCGTTCAGCTAAGTGCTGAAACTTGACGGGTGGATTGTAAAGAAAGTACTTATCGCTACCATTGACAACGAGTGATTGTTCGTTGTTTAACTTTTGAACCTTGAGTATGCTCGTGCTTGCAAGAACGACAGCTAGAAGTTTTGGCGATATATCAGAAAGCGTTCCTCCGGACTCGATATGTGCAAGAGCCTCGTCAAGAGTGTCTATTTTGCCGCTTATTTTTTCATTGGAATTTGACTCTCTAGAGATTGTTCCAGCTTCACCAATTGGTTTCTTTATTTTACCCTTACCAAAAACCTCGCTGGCCCATCTCTGTTTTCCATTTACTATTGCGTTTGGGTTTTTTACATTTGCAAAATATTCTTCATAACCAATACCATCACCAGTTTCATTGGCTACGGCTTTCAGTCTGGCGGCTGGGTCAGATGAGTTATTCAGAGTCATTGATGTATTGACTGTTCTTCCGAGTTTTCTTCTTTCACCAACCTCTAGAACTCTTTTCTTTTCGAGAGAAAGAGTTGAACCACCAGGAAGAATGTAGACAATTTTTCTTACACCGGTATTAGAGAGTAGACCCAATTCGTCGTTTCCTATTTCGGAAGGGGAGAATACCGACATTATGTATGTAGCCCCCTCCATGTCCCTGTTGTCTGGTATGGCTCTTAGAACTTTTGCAGGAACAACAGGCTGCAGGACAAACCCATCACGTCTTACCATTCTTACCGCACGAGACGACGAAGAGGATATATCCCTAACCATGTCGGCCGCATTTCTTGCAGCAGAAGCTCTGTTGTCTTGGGATACTTTTGGTATTGTTGGTTTCCTTGACTGAATGAGTGAACCCTCTGTGGGAACTCCGAGTATTGGACTTCCCTCAACCATCTCAACTTTTGGCTTTCTGTTAACTTTTCGTATTGCTCGAAGCGCTAGACCCAGCGGAGATGGTATGTCAAAAAGCTGAACTCCGCATGTCGAGAGTCTTGAATCGGTGAATCTTCCACCGTATTGATATCCTTCTGGACACCTGTACCCCCTGTTTTGTCCTGGCATAGAGCCACCTATGCCGCCAGGTTTTCCTGGAGTCAATGTTCTATACACAGCAGAACGAACTGGTGAGAGGAATGGGTCGGAATCACCAGGTACGGCGAGACTTGTCAGTGTCGAACCAAGTTTTCTTACCGCATTTGCCTTGGTTTCGATTCCGGATTGATTAATATCTTTTCGCCGTACGTTTCCGTTTCTGCGAGAAAGTGCTTTATATTCAATTACATCTTGAGTGAGTTCTTTTTTTGAACGAACTAGTCCGTGGTTTTTCTTAACCATCGAATCAAAAAGTATGTGTCGAGTAACGACAACACGCTTTTGCTCTACGGCCTCCGGGCAGCACCCCTCGTTAAAGTCATTCATCGTTGCCACAACATTCTTTGTTCATGTATTCATCTGACATCGGAAGAGACTTAACAAGACCGTCGACATCCTCGCCCTCTATTTCCCAGTTTTCGCTATCGCGCAAGAATTTAACAAATCCTGGTTCCATCTCCATGAATTCGCTAAGGACATTCATGCCGTGGTCAAAGTCGGAATTTGTTACAACTGGGAGTGGTGAATTCTCTCCAGATGGAACAAAGTCATGGAAGAAGGTGTCAGTCACTCCTTCGAGTGCATCTTTCTTTCTACTACCGAGAGAGCGCAGATTTCTAGAAAAGTCACTGTTGCTCCAGTTTCCCTTTTTGAGTTTTCCCCTACAGTTCTTCATGGTTGGGTGATGACACCCCTCATTCGGCCATAGACCAGTTGTCTCGTGATGAAGCCAAGCGCAGATTCGCTCGAGTGGGTACAGTTCTGGATGGTCGGCAAGAATGACTCGGCATCGACGAAATCCACCCGGCTTCTTCATTATTGGTCGCCAGTATCTAAGAAGTCTCTCAAGATTCCCTCGGCGAGGTCCGTATCCGCGAAGGACGTCACCACTGACAAGCTCCTGGGGAATTATTCCACCAAGTGGGTCTGCCTTTGTGTTTATATCCCTATCCACGCCACTGTTCTCCTGATTGATGAAGCATTTTTATAACCGCCCATGCCCTATTTCGGTCATTTGTCGATTTAATCTGTACATCAGACTTTACCACTTGTTTCGTCTCTGGATTAAACGCCGAGGAGGCCATACCCGATAAAAAGTCTGCTGCTGCTTTTTCTTTTTGCTTAATCTTCTTGACACCTTTGCCTAGGTCGGTTTTTACGACCACACCATCAAGCAAAACTTTGTCTATCTCTGTGTGTTTTGCTATGAATGTTTCAAACCATTTCCCGCTCGTTGGCTTGATTGGTGAATCCCAAAGAAACCTATGAAATTTTGTATTTCGAATCTTGTTGATTTTGGGATTTTTTGATACGTACGGGAAAAAGGAAACCTTTGTCTCCCTTCCGGACTCCATGACTACATAACCGTCTGAATTCTGGTTTTTTGCGTCAACGACATAGTAGACCTTGTCCCCATAAACGCTCCCTACCAAAACCGCCTTCACGATGGGTCTCCAAGCATGGAGTTAGCTTTGTTCTTTCTCATTTTTGTGAGCATTGTTTTCATCGACACTTCCATCTCGGAGAGTATCTGTCCGATGATTATCTTCTCAACATCCTCGTTGCCCTTGGCAAGTTTGTCATAAGTTTTTGGATTTTCAATATTTATACCTTTAGGGTGAGCAAATTTAACATACCCAATTCCTTGGCTTTCGTATTTCTTTTTAATCTTTTTAGCAGCCCTATATTCCTTCAGTCTCTGAACGCTTGCCCCAGTTAGTGGTTGACCGTTTGACATAGAGTAGAAATAGGCTATTTCTTCTTTTGTGAAACCTAGTTTTGCCAACTTTGCCGTGATGGTTTTCTCTGGAATTGCGTCCTGCACTTCTTCTTGCTCGGAAAGTTTTTGAATTCGCGAAAACGGATAATGTATGCCTTCAACATCGTCCTTCTTGAATCCTCCCAATATCTGAGCTTCGAATGGTTCGTGTGCTCTGTCTGTTGATGGGTCCATTTTCCCCACTGGAGCCATTCTTCCGTTGCCGTCTCTTCGTGCTCCAACCTTTGTGAAGTCTTTGTCTATTCCGGCTGACAAAAGGTGAATCATTGAGTCAACATTTCTCTGGCTGGATTCAACACCATGCGTGTTGGTTAGTGCGTCGGAAATGTCGTCTCTGTTATTTGAAGTGAGCATTACTGGTCTATGTGCCGTATTGATGCTCTCCCCGATTCCGTAGGCAGTTCTTGAGCCAACCTCAGGCCTCAGTACAACCTCTATTTCCCCAAGTGCAGTCAAACCGTCACCGACGACATCACTGTCTTCGAGTTCAAATATTGCGTCTGAACCATGATTGCCTGAGCCTGACTGCTTTACCATATTTTTCTTCTTATCTACATGGGACTTGTGCACCAAGTAGCCGCTAACCGGACGAGCGGATTCTGGGGTTTCACCATGTATTCCAATTCGTGATTGATACTCATGGCGATAGTTCTCTATTGCCGAACCCTTGCGAACAATACTCCTACTACCGACAGCCATATCCGCACCAGAGCTGAGACCTTGACTACTCGGGAGCGGCTCTCCCCTGCGCGCTGCAAGAACGTTTTCAATATTGACTTCTTTGCCCTCTTTCTCTAAACGTATTGCTCGAGCCATAAGGGCACTGGTGACATAACCCCATTCATCCTGTCGTACCCTTTCGCTGGTAAGTGGGTTGTACCCTCTAACGGGGGCAGAAACACCAAATACGGGTTTTACTTTTCCAAGTATCTGTTTTTCCCCCATCGAACTAGGACCGAGGTCGTCCGATATGACCGAGGGGTCAGTGACGAGATAGGCGGAACCCCTGAGACTACTCATCCACCTATCAAAAGTGGTCCTGTCCTGAACATCGTCATACTGGGGGCGCTTGCGTAACTTGGCTTCTAATTCTGTTCGATATGTTGCAATATCTTTTGGAATGACAGAACCGGCATTTCTTCCAAAGTAACCACTCGTGGTAATACCTTCAGATGCTGGATAGGCACTAACAAAACCAAATTTACCTACGCCCTGTATTGCCCCAAGGGTCTCGTCGTTTTTCTTTATTTGTGGTTTTATTAAATCCAACTCAGAATTAATTTTCGACAATGCTGCGGCGCTGTTCATTTTAGTAAGGTCGTATTCGATTCCTTCCTCAAATCCAACCGCCCCCAGACTGGTTGTATTAACGCCAAATAATCTATTGAGATACGCTGCTTCCATTGCGTCTTTTGGTGTGTAAGTTTCTTCTCCATCATTGAATGACTTGAGTATCGACTCGGCGGATGTTAGTTTACCCTTTAACCCGTCGTTCTTTGTTTTTAGTTTGGAAATTTGGTCTTCATTCAATGCACCAGTATTCCCAGCCCCACCTACAGCACCAATATCTTTACCACCTACGGTTCTGGATGGGTCCAATACGCCCCCATCAAGTTCGGCCTGTCCGACGTGTATGGCAGCATCACCATAATCTTCGGGCTTGAGTTGTTTGTATTCATCAAGAAGAATTTGGAAATCCTCTGGAGTAAGGTCTTCGATGTCTATGGTGTTTTGTTCTGTGCGAACCTTTTTTGTTTTTGCAAGGTGCTCAGCAAGTACAACTTCCTTTTTGGACAAATCGAGTTTTTCTTCTGCTAAATTTACCAGAGACTCTACATTTCCAAATCTTTTTTCTATCTCTTCTTTGGATATATTGACCGGTGGTATATCTGCATCAAACTTTTCGGCGTCACCCTTGAAGTCGTCATGATTGGCTATAATAACGCCGAATTCTTCACCCCTCCACTCACCAGTTTTTCTTAGAACATCAAGTGCTTTCTCAAGGTTGGTAACTCTTTCTTTGGCTTTCGTGGAGCGTTCTTCTATCTTTGTCGTTCTCTCAATGGACCTTGGCGACAAGTTGCCTTTACTCCTTCCAGAGGAAAGCGATGACCCAGCCTTTTGGGGTGCGGTCTTTCCGGTTTGTGAACGACCTACATTCCTTGCAAATTGCGCACCTTCGTCAGTCACTACTCGGCGAGTTGTGAAGGTGGAGTCAGGGAAGTCCGCTTTTGCGACTTCTACCAGGGCTTGTGCGAGACCTGATTTCCTGTGCTCTTCATCAACATTGATAGACATCAAATCGTGCACGTTTAATTTCCCATCATTCATTATGAGAACCAATTTTGCGATGCTAGAAGATTCGTCAAGTCGTTTATCACCCGAGAATACGTAATACCTACCCTCAACCCTGTCTTCGTCTTGAGCTATGACGTATTGCCTTCCATCTGGTGCTTTGTAATTAGCGAATACCCTGTTTTTCTCTCCATACTTCCCCTTATATGAGGCTCGATACATATTGAGGTTCTCAACTCGGGATGACGTAAGTTTTTCCGTGGAAATTAGTTCATCGGTTTCATGAAGACCAGGAACATCCCCAACTATCTTGAAAAATTCATCTTTATCTATTTTTGTTGGCTTACCTATTGAAGCAGTGTCAAAATTAAACGTTCTTGCCTCGGTTCCTGCTTTTCCTTTTTCTAAGAACAACCTGTCAATGGGGCCGCGTTTATTCACTCTCGTTCTTCCGGAGGAAAGCGACGACCCAGCCTTGACCATTTCTGGAACTGCAGAAACCGCCGAAGAGTGGTCCTCGTAGCTCTGTTCCCTGAGTTCACCTATGGTCAGCAATGCTTCATCGTCTACAGGGATATCAATAGCTTCAGCCAATCGAACCATTCTGTCGTATATTTTGCGCCGCTTATCTGGGTCTAATTCTGTTCTGTACTCCTCGTAATCCTTGTGTATTTTATCTTTTTCAACAGCCGACTGAGGGGTGTGAAACTGTAGTTCAAATCGTGTTCCATTTGGATGAACGGCCGCAATGTTGATTCCCTGATAAGGGTCTCCGCTTTTCCAGTAATTTTTAACAGTGAGCTGGTATCCGGCGGCTTGCAAATCGTCTATTGTGGCTCTTGCCCCAGCAACATAATTTTCTGGAGTAAATGTTGTCGTGTACCTGATTACATCTGACATTTCCTCAGCGGCTTGCTGTGCGGTCCTATCACCGCGCTCACGATTTATTTTGCCGGCCATTGCTTTAACTGATTTAAATCTGTATGCAAGACCAATCATGATTCCGCCGTGCTTATCAGAGGCGTCTATGAGTGTTGAAGTAATTTCCTTTTCAATGTCGACTAGTTTTTCACGCTGAGTAGCGGCTGCGGAAATCTCTTCGTCCGTCGGCATCACGCCCGAGTCCCCTGGTTTTGGATATGGATTTTTTGGTTCCACCAAGTCGTAGCCCTTGTAGTTTTTCTTATCAGGACTTCCATCTTTCCATGGCTCTTCGACTTTACGTAAATCGATAACTCTTGCCTGTATTTTGTTATTATCGAGAGCCCTATTCATGGCAACTCTATTGTGACCATCCGAAATGTACATGTTTCCATCAACGTCAATTATTAGATTTGGATGGTAGCCCTCTCTGAATGCTTCCCTTCCTTCTACAACCTTGTCTATTGACTCACCCTTTAGGTGGGACTCTGTTGGGCGTATGTCTATCGATGACAAATCAACTTCGGTTAGTGGGACATCGTCCCATCCATCCCATTTCTTTGATGCCTCAACGGATTCAATTTCTGAATATGCTGGTTTCCATTCCATTCCGTATTGAGAAACCGACCTGTCTCTGTTGTCTTTCAACCCAGGGGAACGCGGTTCTACTTTAATTTTTTTGAAAGTCATGTCGTCTACCTTTATGGGGTAGATATTCTTGTCTTTAATTTCTTGTCCAAGTTGCTTGATGTTTGTTTGCATATCTACAAGGAGTTCGTCAAATTCTTCTTTTGACATTGAAGTGGTCGTGCCGTCTTTGTATGGAAACGGGTCCTTGCCGACAGTTTTTCCTTTTATGCCCATTTTTTCTTGAAATATTTTTGTCAACAAAAGAGATTCAAAAATGGAAGTTTGAAGTTCATCGACCTGAACTTCGATTCTATTGTGCCCTTCGGGGAGGTTGTCGTTAAGCATTTTGATTGCCGCCCACCTATGGTGTCCATCTACAATTTGACTATCACGAGATGTGAGGATTGCACCCTGGAACCAAGCATTATCCAGGAATTCCTTGCGGACTTTTTCAAACTCTGGACTTCCAACCACTAAATCATTGCCATCCTTGTCGACAAAGCGTTTGATTTTGGGCTCTTTGTCCTTTTTGGACGTATACAGATAATCATGCAACATTCCCTCCATCGAACTGTCCACTTGGAAGTTTTTCAATTCTTTCTGGGTGGAGTAAAGTTCATCCGGGTCTTTAGAGCCCCTCACGATACCTTCTTCTCCAAGAACGCTTTTGAGGTAAGTCATCATCGCTGGGGTCGTTTCGGCTTCAACCCTGCTCCATTCTGTATTGCTAAATGCCCATTGCTTGTCTTCCTCGGATACGTCAGCAAATGTCTTTGGTTTTTTGAGAAGATTAGTTATGGCTTCATATCTCTTTTTATCATCATCCGAAAGTCCTGGTTTGGAAACGTATTTACCCTCGATTAAGCCAGACCTCACGGCCCTCATGGCTGGAGAATTTGCATCCTTTGTAGGCCCTTGACTCTGTGGCATGTTTGCACGCACCACACCTATGTTTTTGCTGCACATAACATTCTTTGATTTTTCGTAAAGACGACACATATCAATATCGTGGTTTTCCATGTAATTTTTGACATATTTATCTACTTCAGCATCAGATAGATTCAATGCACCCGCCTCGGCCGCTGCAATTTTTTTTAGCTCCCCCTCTGTTTGGAATGCAGAGTTTTTAACCATTTTTCTCGTTTTGTCGTCGTGTACCTCGACCTCATACCCAAGGGCCAATAGGGCGACTGCTTGTTCGGCTGAATCAGTTTTATATATCGGATTATCTGAAATAATACTTTTTTGTTTAGACCGAGTTAAACCATGGTCTCTTAGTAGAGCATCATCGGCGAGTTTGTCCAGCTTCCCGCCCCCAAGGTTTGCGTCTTTAAGTTCGTTAAATATCAACGCAGCTTCCGATGCTGTCTTTTTTTGATTTTCTTCGGTCAGCGCTTCTCTTATCTGACGTCTCTTTTCTCGGTTCCTCATAGTCGAAAGAGCATTTGAAATTTTCACAATTGTGGGTTTTTTTTCTACGCCGGAAGCTAGTTCATCCAACTCCTGCTCTCGCATTCGAGCGCGCGGGCGTTTGTCAAAACCTGCGTGCATTTCGACTGCTGCATCTTCTACCATTTTGATTATTTCAGCTGGGTCTTTCTCTGAAATGATTTTCTTAACCTGTGGGTCCATGTCGATTTGTTCGATATCATTATTTGCGCCAGAGGATAGGGTTTTCTTGATGTCGGAAATGTTCTTAGTGCTTCTCGTAAGTCTTTCGGCCTTTCTTCCTTCTCTGTTGGTCAGGGGGCCCAAAGCATCTGGTTCGGATGGAATGGCATTAATAACTTCGTCAATGTAGTCATCAGACGGCGGCTCGCCAAAATTTCCACCAGAAGCCAGTATCTCTCGTTTGGCCAATATGCTTCTCTCCTCTGACTCAACAGATTTGATAGGCCTATTTGACCTTAGTGGGGCACCATCGCGACGTTTGATGAGGTATTCATTTGAAATCTTCTCTATCCGTTTGTGGGTAGACGAACTCCATGGTTTTCCGTCGGGTCCATCTTTGGTGAGAGACGAAAGGACATCCTCTGTATTTTTTTGTTCAATAATCTGAACAATTATTGTTCCGTCTTCTTTCCTACCGACGACCCTCATTTTGCCTGGAGGCATGATTAGTTTTTGGTCTCGTTTATCGTCTGCATCAACATCCATGGACCAATGGGGGAACATTCCCCTATCTGTCTCTGTGGCCTGAATGATTACTCGATGTTTCTTCTTGCCGTCTACAACCTCGGAATCACTCAGTATTCCAAGACCTGGTTGTTTTTTCGTAACGACTCGACCACTGACAAAGCCTTCGTGAGCAATATCGTTCTCTAGTATCTGTCCGGTTTCCAAATCTACGTCTATGTCGATGATTGCTTCTACTTCAATATTTGCGCCTATTAAGGAATCATCCATAACTTCCATTGACGGAATTATGATATTTTCAATTTGTTCATCAATCGAGCCACTCTCTCTTGATGTCGGGTCTATTGGTAGACCAAGCTTTTTGAGGCGTTCGTTTCTTTTGGTGATGGCATCAGCAGACATTGCCTGTTTACCCGGGTCAAGCAATTGCCCAGCGGATGAAAATTCGGTATCCGACAACATTTGAACTGCATCTATTTGTCGTTGAGTCTTTCCTTTTAGAAGTTCTCCTCTTTGTGAGCTTCCAAAATCGACTGCGCTGTTGTTGTTATTGAAGGACTTTGGGTCTTTTACGACTGCGGTTTTTGTCGGCCTGAGCAGTTCGTCTATGTTTTTTTCTAACTCTCTTCTCTGTGCCGGCCATCCACGGGTATCGCCAGATTCGGCAAGAAGGTTCTTGTACCTATCTCTAAATACTTTGCTTTCATCTTTCAGTAATGCTCTGTCTGCATCGACGATACCCTTTTGTCTCATCTTTAATTCGTAGTCGACCATTTGGCGAACCAGGTCGGTAGGACTCATTGAGTCCGCTTTTTCCTTAAGGGATTGCAGCTTTAACGCTTTGCGTCTTTCTTCCATAGCGGCAGGTGAAAGAGTTGATTCTGAGAATCTCATGGCATCTACTTTTTCTTGAAGTTTTTTACTCTCTCCAGGAACGCCAACACCGTATTTTTTCTTCCATGCAGATTCAAAAGCTTTTTTCTGTGCAATTTTAAAATCACGTTCATTAGCAACGTCGGTGATGTCTATCCCGTCCTTGGTCATTCTCTCAATTCTGGAATCAAGAACGTCAATATCACCTTCAATATTCGCCATCTGCGAGACAATGTCTTTCTCTGAATAGCCAGAAGCACTCTTCTTTATCTGTTTTATATATTCTCTCTGAGCAATAACGTCTCTCGCTCTTAGGTCATCAAAGGATTCACTTGGTATCCCCACATCCGAACCTGGATTTATATAGTACGAATCCTGTACAATTTTCATTGTTTCGATATCTGAGCGGATTCGTCTATCAGTATGTCGACCGTCGGCAATATCATCCATCCACTCAAGGGCGGCGTCAACGTCGTCGCCATAGATAATCCCAAGGTCCCTAAGCGCGTGGAGCTCTGCGGTGAGTTCCAGAACCCAGATGTCTTTTTCGTACATGTTCGGGTATGAGCCGGCGAGGAATTTAACGTTTTCAAGTCTTGACATTACGGCCCCAAGTGCTTCGGTATCAACACCATCCCCGACTGAAGCGAGTATGTCAAATACGTCCTGACTTGTAAGGTCCTTTATGTCTGTGATTTTTCTAATTTTTCCGTCTTTTCCTTTAGCTTCAACAAATCCATTTAGTGCCAAACTTTCGCGAATCTTTTTTTGAAATGCGGCAATTTGTATTGTGTGGGCAATTTCGTGTTTCATGATGTGTCGTGCATAGGCTCTAGGTTCAACCATTGCTGCAAGCTGTTTTGAATGACCGTTCGCCGTAACTAAAAAATCAGAAAGTTGAGAAGCGGCTTCTGCGTCGGTGGCTGCACCAACGACATCTATTCTTAATCTTTCATCAGGCTGCAATTCGGGGATTAGCGCTTCTTGTCTTTCCATTATTCCGAATGGGTCCAAATTAATCTGTGAACCCATCCAGTCAGAACCCTCCATGGACAATGGCTGAGCGCTCGCTTCGTCGTCGCCGACATTTACGAAATCAATAATTGCGATGTCCCTCATATGCTCTGGATTCATTACGAATGATTCCAGAGCTGCCTCCAATAGGGCTCTTTCGTTTTCGTAGTAGCGAGCAATATCTTTGTTTCTTAGGGAATCCTGCACAGACGGTTCAAGTTCGGAGAACCCAGGAAAACCTTTAATCAGTCTCCCGTTTATCTCGGCAAGGACCTCTGAGTGTGTTGGTCTGTTCTTTACGTTGATTTCCCACATGTTTTTTTGCCTGAGAACATCAAATGCGGAAATTATGTCAGCGTTATGTTGGGAATTATCTGGATTTCTAGTTATTCCAAGCAAATCCATAAGCCCAGATACCCTGGTGTCTTGAAGTTGTAGTCTCTCCTGGGCTCTCCTCATTCCGCCAACGAACCAACGAGATTCTTCGGTTAGGGGGACTTCGCTCCATTCGGGAATATCTCCTGGTGCTATTTCCCCATCTACGCCCCTGTAGTGGTCCCAGAACGTTCTTCCCTGACCGGTAAAACGCTTTAAAAACCTTTGCCCCAAGAAGTTGGAGCCTGTTGTTTGGTCTGCTTCTACGGCTCCAAGGAATGAACGCAGAAACCCTTCATTATTTTTAAACAGTTTATCCGTAAGCGCAAACTTGGATGCAAGTTCTTGAACTGCATTCACTAGATTCCCCGCTGTCAACCCAAAACAGTTTGTACCCATGTGGTCGGTAAATTGGTTGGCTGCCGGCGTGCCCGGGGGGCATCTCATCTTTCCAAGCTCGTCAACGATTATTCCAGCGGCACCAGCAGCACGGGAAAGAAGATTTCCGCTCTGTCCAATTTTCTGGCCTGGTAGTTGCTTGGAGCTTTGACCGGCAACGGGATTCCCCATCGTGTCAATTTCAACTTCTGATTCTGGTATGGCTTCTTGGGTTCTTGGGTTGACTTTGAATTTGCGAATTCTTATTCTGCCCTGAGGTTTTTTTGGTTTAACAACATTCGGGTCGTCAACCCACCCAAAATTAACAGTTTTCTTTAACGATGCCTTGCTATCCCGGGTTGGGAATAGTTGCAGTATTTTACCTTTTTCAAATTTTGCATCCTTTTTGTATCTATAGCCACCAGCAACCTCCGTTGTGCCAGGAGCTGCACCATTGTTAGTTCTTGTCTTTCCATCGGTGTCTTCATAGTTCTTTTTCTTTTCGCCAATCGAGCCCGACATTGCTGCCGACTTGACCGATAGTTCGGCGTTGAGTCTTGGCGAACGAATAGATTCAATTACGGCTTTCTTAAAAGCCAGTGCTGCTTCATCAAAATCTTTCCTACCGGAAAGCGGTGATACGAACTGATGCGAGACCAGCACTCTTGTTTTGATGAACGGCTTACCCGTCATGGCGGGTTACCCCTCTTTAGAGTTCTATGTCTGATTCGAGCAATTGGAATTCAACAAGAGATTTCATAAACTCTCCGTCGACTTCGTCTGCTGTCTTTTTCTCTGGCGCTGAAGTTCCGGCGACCCAAGATGCTGGAATCATTTCATCCATTTCTAAGTCTCGAGCCCTCTTCATGATGTGTCGTTTTGCCGCATCTTTATCTTTAGCGCGACCAAAGGCAGCAATTGCATTCTTGAGGTCACCGTGTGATGCTATTGGATAAGAACCATCAGGAAGGGCTGAGCCCGCTTCTGCCATGGCCATTCTCTTTTCGTCGGAGAATGCTCTCTTAAGGGCGATTTCTGCAGCTTCTGCTTCAATCTCTTCTGCCTCTTCCGGCTCGTACTTGTCGTAACCGAGAATTTCTCCGTCGAGAGCAACAAACACGTCGTATGATTTGCCATCAAATCCGTCAATCTCTACGGCGTAAGCATCAAATCCCTCGAAGGTGTCAGGCTCAACTGCAACAACGTGACCATCAATTGACTTGACGGCAATGTCGGCTGCTTCGGAGAAGTCAATAAGAACCAATTCGTCCACTACGGACTTTTGTTCAAACTTCTCTCCATCCAATTTGTGCCAACCCATTACCTCGGATGTGGTTCCGTCTACGAAAATCTCAACCGAATCTCCATCTTTGGTCTGAACATCCACAACGAACAAATCTGACGATGGTGAATAACCTGAATCGATTACTTTTCCGTCAAACATTTCTTCGGCAAGTCCTTCAATATGAAGCAAGCCTGGGAGGCCTTTTTCCGCGATGCAACCACCAGGGCAGTCTGCACATACTGACGAACCACCAGGAAGGGATTTTCGTTCTATGGCGCATACATAACCGTCTTCGCCAAGTTCTTTTTCGTCCATTCCCATGGATGCAATTCTTCTTTTGCGATTTTCCTGCATTTTTGGAGACATTTCCATGTCCTCATCTTCGTCGACCATGTCTTCGTCGACCATGTCAGCAGGAACGCCCTTCTTTTTCTTCTTCTTTACAAAGGGAGCCATTTCGTCAAATTCGTGCATGCCTTTTTCTGCAGGAACTTCTTCTTCTTCTTCATCGTCTTCTTCGTCTTCTGTGGGAACTTCTTCTTCGTCCTCGTCTTCTTCGTCTTCTTCTACGGCAACAGCCTCATCGTCCTCGTCTGTATCTTCTTCTTCCGCATCCATGTCTTCGTCTTCGTCTTCGTCTCCCATTGATGCAGGGTCGGCTTTCTCTGCGTCGACTTCGTCGTCCTCGTCTTCTTCGTCATCCATTGCCGCTACTTCTGCTGGCTTCTTTTTTTTCTTTGGCATTACTTCGGCGTCGTCTGTTTCTTCCATATCAACAACACCCTCTTCTGTATCACCTTCATGAACCTTGGTGAATATGTCTGCAGGAACCATCTTGACTTCCATGGGCTTTGCGCCACATTTGCCACATACCGCAGCACCCTTTATGTAGCCGCACTCACTAGCGTCTAGGGCTTTTGCGCACTTGAGAACCTGACCGTCGGCATCGATGCTGACAGAGACCTTATCGTCGTAGCTCATATATTGCGGCTCCTCGTCCTTCATGTTTAATGCAAACGACCGTTATTGCCGTCTGTTTATTGAATTCTTTATTCGTAAAAGTATAACCTACCATAGAGCCCATACGGGAAGTGTTAATAATGAAACTCTATTTTTATTATCTATTAACGTCTTCTTGCTAGATTATCGTGCATTCTGAGCAGAGCTCTCCATTGCGAAGGGCTCAGTTCTCCACCGTTGTCTAATTTCTGAATGAGTCCCTGCGCAAAATTGCTCCATTTTGCATTCTTTGCATAGGCAATCAATTCTTTTTGCATTCTTGGAGTTATGTTTTCTGGTGCTCCGTTATTCGGGGTGGGGCCAGCGCCACTGCTGAGTTTTGACCCTGGAATGTCTGGGGACACCATTCTCACTGGTTTGATGTCTTTTACTGGGTTATTCACTGGCAGTTTTGAGTCATTGTCGCTGCTAGGGAAAAGGTCGTCCAGGGTGAAATTCGTTCCCAGTTTTTCGTTGAGCCTGAACAGTATTTCATCTGCCTCGCTAGGTGTGTAGTAGACACCTTCGCCAACAGACCAACTGAATTTGCCCTCTTTACCGGACCTTGAGTTTCTAGTCCTCTGGTTAGATGCTTTCATATTAAGAATTTCATTCATTTGGACTTGAGTTCTTGGAGTCTTTGCTTTCTCAAGCATGTCGTCTAGGGCTACAAGGAATTTTGGCTGAGGGATGTTTGAGTCAAACCTTTTGCCGTCATCCCCAAAGGCGTCTTCGGCTCTCTTGATTATTCCGTCTTCAATAATCTTACTCATAGTCCTCTTTGGAATGCCATCTCTTCTCCATCTATAGATGGCATCAAGACCTGGCTTTTCTTTCTTTCCATCAATTTCAAGTGCCAAGATTTCGGCTATTTCCTCACGGGTTGCGTCGCTCTTACCAAGGTGGTCCAATAGGTCTTGCAGCATGAATGTGCCTCGGGTTGTATCAACCTCTGAACGGATTCTTACCGGTGCTGTTGTTCGGCTGGTCCCAGACACGTCAAACCCAGATACTTCATCACCCCATTCGTAAGACATTGGCACTACGGTGGTCTTGAAGTCTTCTTCTGTCATTGCGTCGAATTCTTCTCTGTTCATTTTCTTTGGATTTTTTGCGTCATCGTAGGTGTCGTACCAATACGGCGATGCGTCAAAGCCCCAGATTTTCCTCACTCCGTCCTCGGTGCTACCAGCGTCACCGCTGCCGGCGGCGGTTGTTGTTTGAAGGATTTTATGAGCAGACTCACTGTCTATTCCTGTTCCTTGTTTGCGAAGCTTTGCAACCTGTTCAACAGGTATGTCAAATGTCTTTGCCAGAACATCATCCGGCAAAAGTTCTCCGTTTTCATCCTTGAGCAAATCCATTATTTTTTTGGATTCAACGAACCATGGAGAATCTGGCTTTCTGTTCTTGTTGTCGGAAACGTCACCTACGACAATTCGTGATGTACTACCGATTCCCTTTGCGAGTTCGGCAATTCCGGACTCGTCAAGTGGCTTTGGCAAAATATCATTATCGGACATTCT